AGTGGAAGTCCCAAAAGGAATACCTGATAAGGTTGTTGTCCCATAACCAGCACCATTAAAAACAAAAGTATCACTAGAAGTTGAAACAACTTGAGTATAATTTTCTACCCGAATATCATTGTCCCCGACAAAGATAGGGTCATTAACATCATCAGCCGTTACTGATAATTTACCTTTACCAGCGAGAGTTGGGGTTGAGGATGAGACCCCTGCCGAAGTTTGAGCATTAACATAATCATAGTCACAAAGCTCACCTGTGGCGGCGCAAGAAACACTTGATTTTGGAACGACACTAAAGGTTGGTTGAACATAGGTTTTAACCATTGTCGTTGATGAGTGAACATAAGAATTGACCGAAGCATCAAAATCAGAAACCTGAGAAGAAGTAACATCTAATGTTGGAATTGAAGTCGTGGCGACTAAGGTACTAACGATATAATCCAAGGAAGTAATAATTGCTGAGCCATCTGCCCCGATTTTATCTTCCAAGGTGTTTGCCCACGCTGAAGTGATAGTATCCCCAGAGCTCCAATTATTTAAGGTTGTTGGAAAAACGTTACCTGCTCCCAATAATTTAGGAATAAAACCCAGTTTTGCCTTGATAGAAGTAATTAAATTACTAATAATTCCCTCATTAACGTCCATTCTATCTCTATCAAATTGTCCGGCAGAGGCAACGCTGGTTAGAAGGAGGGCTAGTAAAACGAATGTGACTAAATATTTCATATACTTTTGTCGAGATTAGTCCAAACATTGAATTTTGCGTTATCAAATGTTGCAATATCAAAGAAAGCACCACTGCTCGACTTACTTAAATTGGTAATAGTTGACGAATTTTTTGCTTGATTTGTCCAAGTGTTAAATTTGGCAGTGCCAAAAGCAGCGATGTCAAAGAACGCCCCACTGCTATTTTTTGCTTGATTTGTCCAACTAGACATAGAGTATTTTTTTAGGTTTCATAATGTTTCTGACATCTTTTTGCCTAGTTTCAAAATAGGTTTTAATTTCTTCCTCCATTTCTTTAGTGTCTCGCTTTAATCTATCAACATTAGTCAAGGAATTATTACGAGCATAGATATAAGATGGTCGGAGGACTAGATATTCATGGTAAAGGTGAGCAAAGCCAAGGACTTTTGCTGTATCGGTAGTTAGAAAACGAGTCGCTTCACGACTGATAAAGACTTTTAATCCTGCTGTATAACTAAAATCAGGAATTGGCTCAAGTAAAATACCGTTAGCAGTCTTGTCGTAAGCATAAGGAGCTCCCGTCAAGTCCCGTCCATCAACAATCCCCACATCGCTATCTGGTGTTTGTTGGTCAATCCGTTTCAAGTCACCAAAGACCCCATTTTCATCAGATACCATTACCCTTTCAATGTCCAAAATGTAGTTTCCGTCCTCATCGGTGGAAAAGGTGTAATCTCTTTGCCCAGAAACTATATTGGCAAAGATAATCGGATAATCGGTGTGATTGGCGTCATCTAATTGCCATGTTCCGCCTCGTGGGAACATAAAGCCAAGAATTTGGTCAACGGTTGTATTGATATTACCTGTAAATTGAGCTAGTAAAGTAGTGTTGTCACTAATTCCAGCATCATCAAAACCACAGGTTTCTTCAATCTTTTGGATAATCCCGTTTTTGTTTGTTGTATCGCTAAACTGTATTGACATAATTATTTTTTATTTTTAATTTATCCAGCTTTGCCTTGAAGAATTACGTTATAAACTTCAAAGCAAAGGGGATAAACTACTAGCTCTAGGCAACTAGAACATCAAAAACCAAACCCGCATGAGCGGTTGGTGTTAGGTGTCCCACATCTACTCGAGAGTAGAATGCTTTACCTGAGAGGAAAGAGTTAGTGTCTCCAGCTGGGAAGTCAATCGTATGAGCACGACCATAAGTTCCTCGTAGGATACCAAGTCGTTGAATTTTCTTAACTCCAGCAAAAACGTGACCAGAAGTGTGGTCATTTGACCAGTAGTGATCACAACCTAGGTAATGCAGACCTTCGACAGTCCCATCTTTGAGAGCTTTGTCGGCAGTTTCAAAACCATTAGCTTGAACAAAAGCTTCGAGAAGCTCGAAGTCAGCGGCACGCCAGACGAAGCCAACGCCATTCATATTCATCTGAGATTGGCCATTAGATTCACGGATTTCACGCTTAATACCACGGATAATGTCATCAATGTTGGAGGCGGAAACGGTAATGTTACCAGCACCACCGCCAATAGAGGCATTATCGAAGTTAGTCCAAGAAGCGTGTTGAGACAAAACAGCACCTTCAATGTATTCATTGAGTAAAGCACCAATTCGGTCAAAGAGTTCAGCTGGTTTTGTCCATGGTGATTGAGCTAGGTCAGCAAAATCAACAAACAAACCTAAGTCTCGACCAGTTGAGATTGTTAAGGTCTCAGCGGTTTCAATGAAGACTTGCATTTCATGACCAGTACCACGAGTTACAGACTGGACAGAAGGCGTGGTTGACATATACGAAGAAGAAATGACCCGAGTATCGGTGATTGTGACATCACACATCTCCTTCCAAGTAGTTGGATGGTCAAGTCTATCTTGGAGAATATCCTCGTATAGTGTGGAGTAGGTTATTGTATTTGAGTAAGCCATTAGTAATTATTCAATCTTAATTCTGATAAGACCAGATAATTGTTTGTGACTTTATTCGTTGTAGAATTTTTTTCCACTCTTGGTGTTAGCCATCATTGCTCTCGCAATCTTGGCACGAGCTTTCCTGTCGGGGACATCGGTTACTGTTGGCGGGACGCCTTTAGCAATCCAATACTCGGCAGTATTCTTCGTTTGCGGGGAACCAGAGCTTCCTCTAATTTCGGAGGTGGCAAGTTCGTTAGATTTCTGAGTTCTCATTCTCTCAAGTTTTACTTTGAAATCCTCATCATCAACTAGCTTGTCAATCTCTACTCCCCATTTTTTAGCTGTGGAAAGAGCAAATTCTACTTCATCTTCTGCGGTAATTTGAGCCGCTCGAAGGAAAGTCTTTTCTAACAAATTATTATCTGGTTGTTTTTGGTTTTCTGTAGGAGTTTCTTCTTTGGATTCCTCTTTGGGCTTTTTCAAGTCCTTGATTTCCCTTTTAAGTGAGCCAAGAGTTTGATTTAGTTTCTCGTAATCCTCTTTAGGAACGGAGACTTTCTCTGACTCGTTTCCTTCTCCTTCTATTTCGTTGTTTTCAGACTCAACGATATTGTCGTTTTCATTATCCATAATGATATGTTTTTTACTTGATTTATTGAACGGTTAATCATAAACGCACTTCACTTTTGAGGGGTGTGATAACCCCGTTAAGTTAATTTGTTAAGTTAATTTTCGATAAACACAGCACTACAACTTCCCGTAAGGTAAGTGCTTGTATATTTTAGTATTCCTGTTACACCCCAAGTAACATAGGTATTTGGTGGCAAGATATTATTATCCACTACACCAACATAGTTGAAGTTCCCCCTTGAACCTGAAGCTAGCAAATTTGTGACTAGAGCGGTTGCTGATGAGGTTGCGTTCATTTGTGTTGATGTCGCAAGTACCCACTCCGTTGCCGTTGAAGTAGCAACATCAATATTTATCGAGGCAAAAGCAAGTGATGATGTCGCACTAGGCGAGATAAACGAGCAAGGGGTTGATGTTGCCTTGTAAAGAGCAGAGTTTGCGTAGTGGGTGCAAACACCAGCGTAACATTGGTAAGAGTTTGTTGACTCTGGACCTGGGTTTGCTCCGACCATTTTCTCTACAATGGTTTGTCCACCATCACTAATAGGTAAGACACAACCAGCAAGAGCGATGACGGCGATAACCACTAACGTTATAACTAAATTTTTTGTTTTCATAATTATTTTATTAATCTTATAATTTTATTTTTTGACCTTTGTAACTTTTTTTAACTTTTCCTCCTCCTCTTTCACTTCATCTTTGATTTTTTCTTTCTTTTCTTTAACTTTTTTCTCGACCTTCTCGATTTCTGATAATTCATCGAGCTTATCTTTGAGCGAGGACATACGAGCTTTATTCAATGTAGACATGTTATTAATTGTTAAACTTATAATAATTTATAATACTAACGCCAAGTAATTGTTGTCGATCCAGTTCCACCTCCAAAATCAACAAGGAGTCCGTCACTAAAATTACTATCGATTGGATAAGAATTAGGGGTCGCGGTCGTTTGGAATGAAGCTAATGTGGTCGTTGCCGCCTTAGTTCTCTTGGTGGCATCAGTAGTGGTCGCATCATAGAAGGTTATTGCGGCAGGATTAGTCCCTGTAATAACAACATTTGCCAGTGAACCATGACCAGTCTTTAGAACAGAGTGATTTAAGAACGAGGCTGAAGTGGTAGTTGAGTTGTATTCATTTCCCTGAATAACACTTCCAACAGCCTGATTGGTTGAGACTAAATAACCAACTCCAAGACCGATTATACAAATGAGAGCGATGGCTATAATGTATTTCTTCATAATTTATAATTTACTTAATAATTTAATAATTTTTTAATTACAGACCAATTTGGCCTGATGTTTTAACATTTTCTTGTGACTGCTTGTATTTCTGTAAATCTTTCCAACTTTCCTTTAATAAATCAATGGCAATGCGTGAGGCGGCTAGATATTGGACATCTTTGGAATTTCCACTCAGGAATGAGTATAGTAATTCTTCTTTGACGGCTTCAGACATTGCTTCGTCATTGAGGAATTGCTGGATTTTTGCTGTTTTTAATTCGTTTTTCATGCTGTTTTTATACTTGTTGTTAGTTAGGTTGGGCGTTAGCTATTGCTAATTCTGGGGTTGCTTGGGATTGCTGAGCTTGTGGTTGCTCCAGAGACATTGTTTGAGCCTTGGTTAGTGAGGCAAAGTCAGCTGGACTTAAACCAGAGAATTCTAGAATGTCATCAAAGGCTTTGGAAAGAGCTGGAATTTGCATAGCTTGTTGGAAGCCTTGAGGATTGGCGAAGACAAACTGGAAGATTGACAAGATTTTGTCTGATAGGTTGGCAAGGTTCTTCTGTTTTGAGGCGATATTCATACCGACCCTGTTTTCAATGTCCTTAAACTCATCGCCAATTATTTTAAGAAGTCGTCTATTACCTTTTTTGTTAAATGTTTCCATAAAAGTCTGGGTAAGGAAGTCTTGTTGCTCTTTGGTAACGATTCTCCCTTCAAGCATTATTTCCTTTATCCTCTTGTTTACCGCATTGGTAGCCATTTGCTCAGAAATCCATGTCAGCTCCTCATTTGATAGAGTTGATAAGAAGTCTTTACCTTTTTTTATTTCCTTAACCATTCTAGGAATAATATCCCAACGATAAATTTCCTCGATAAACTTGGCTCGTTGTCCTCTACGCCTGTCGTGAATCCCACGTCCTTGAGCCACAGTTCTTTCTTGCCCCCTAAAGGTTGTGCCAGAAGCGGCCTCTTTACCTAAAATCGGGTCAAAGGCTGAACCAGAGAATTGAGCTTGTTCAAACCATTCATTAATACTTTTTTCATAAAGTTGAATATTGGCGGAAGAAGCTGTTGGCACTTGTCTAATTACTTTTCCATCCTCAATCGTAGTGATTTCAAGGTTCTCCATGTCTTGAATCTTATTCTTTTGTGAATAGTTTGGATCGTCAGTATAAAGTGGGACTTTAGAGCCAGCCTCTAACATATTGGTCTTGTGGATGGTTAAGAAGTTCGTCCAAATTTGTGGTTGGACTAAGGTTTCACCAACTCCACGCCCTAAAGCTCGATTATAAACTTCCTTTGAGGTAAAGAATTTCAAGTCTTCTTCTGCTTCCTTGCGATAAAGAGTAACACCCTCCTTTTTGTTATCTTTGTTGGTATAGAAGCCAATAATTTGAATCTGGCTAACATACTTATTTATTTCGTCATTGTCTTCGAGATAATGTTCCGGTAGATCACCCCTAACAATATAAACTTCAATCACTTTACCCGTGACTTCGTTGGCATTAGTATTCATTGTCCCAGAATCTTTAACATCTGTGGCTAGAATGATTAAATCTTCAAGAGAAATGGTTGCTCCATTCTTTTCATCACCCCAACCCACTTTAGACATTGTCCTTAATTTACTTGGTGAGAAGAAGTATTTAATACCGATTGGGCCACCCAACGCATCTGTTTGGTCACAGAAGGCGACTGAATTAAGCGGTAACACTTCTGGTCGTTCTTTACCTTTTTGCACCAATACTCCTCCATATTCAATGTCGCTTTCGGTAATATCATCGATCATTTTATCTAAGTCGTGTTCTTTGGCATAAACTTCATCGTGATATTTCTTGAGCAGGAAGGAAGCCACTCGATCATCTTTACCTTCGACATAAAAAACAATGTCTTTAACTTCAATATCTTCCGTCCAAAAGGCCAGGTTAAGGATTGGTTCCATAATGTTCTTGAACGCTCGGAGCCAGTTGTTTTCCCCAGTAAAGAATAGTCCGTTCTTTAGATGAAAAAGTAATTGAACGTGGTTGCGGAAATTCCAATACCAATTATCACCTACTTGGATTTCATCAGTCTCGAAGGCACTTTCTTCATTTTTTACATAATCGTAAATTGATGAATTTATCATAATCCAAACATTAAACTTACATTTTTAATAGACACCTCTTTTGATATTCCTAAGGTGTTGAATAGTCTATAGGTTAAGGCAGGCATTAAAATCCTCTCCTCTTTTTTCTTCTTACCTTTCTCCACGATTAAAATACACTTACCTTTAGCGTTTCTAATCTCTAGTTTATTAAGGGCTTCAATGAGAGTTGAGCCAGTTGCGGAGTAATCTCTACCAAAAATCTTAGCGGTGACTGTGTAGTCCTCTTTGTAGTCCTCTTTGATTACTTTCTTAGGAACTTTCTTAGGAACTTTTGTCTTTGGCATAAAAATAGCAATTAAGCGTTCACTTAATCGCCAGGTTCTGCCTCTGCGAGTTAATAATTAGTTCCTACAAGTATATACCTATATAATAAAAAGTCAAGTGGTTGACCTAATAATATCCTCAACCATCACCTTTTGCTCTCTCACCACCAAGTAAGAATTGGGTTTTCCGCACTTATCGGCGGTGATTTTAACTTGTTCAAAGGGTTTTAAATCCCTTAAAAGTTTAATCAGGTATTCTTCTTGTAGATTAAGTTTGAGCATTAAGTTTGAGCATTATAATTTAATTCCTAAGTCACCTATATTTGGAAATTTTCCACCTGTTTTAGCTAGGATTTCATCATATTGTTGTAAGGCACCACCTACTCTTTTAGAAACTCTCCCCGCTAATTTCTTATCAACCGCTTTGGCAATAGATTTACTCTCATCTTTACACTTGGGACAATAATAAGCATCTGGGTCGTTGTCCTTGTAATTCTCTTGGCACTTAATGCATGAATGTTGAAATGTTTCGTTTTCTTTTTCCATAGTTATTTTATTAACGCTTTTAATTTGTCCTCTTTGTGTTCGTCGTAGCAGTCAATCTCTAGGTAGTCTTTATCTTTTAAGAAAGTGCTTAGGTTCTCCATCCGCTTGTAGTAAATCTCCTCGGCTTTCTCTCTAGTAATTCCTTTCATCCGCATCAGTGAACCAATCGTGTCTTCCTTTTCCCTAGAACATAAAACTATCTTGGGATTTAGTTTGGCATATTCTTCAAGCAAGAACGCCATGTCAACTATGCCAGGGTCTTTCACTCCCCAAGGTTCGGTCTTGGTCGCTATTAACTTGTCAAATTCCGTCCGCCATAGCTTTAGGGGATATTCTGATTGTTTTTCGTGTAAGCCCATCATAAAGTATGCCATATTTTTGGCTTGAAACTCTTTATCCTCGTAATAACCTAAAGGATTAAATTCATCACCTTGTTGTCCTTGTCCCATATCAACACCTAATTCTTGGAGGATTCTCGCCACTTCACTTGTGCCACTTCGTCCGACACCTAAAACTAAAATCATTTAAGCCAAGTAAATATCTTCTCCCAGTCATCAATCTTCCTATAATCTTCGGTTATTTCTTCACCAGCTTTTATTCTTTTAAGGGTTAAATCATTTTTGTTGTCAAAGTTGGGTTCGTCAGAGTGATTTAAGTAAGCGTTCATTTTGGTTACGGGGTAAAGAAAGTGAGAACCATTGACTACTTGTGGCCATTGACCAAGCAATAGCTCCCTGATTTCTGGCTCTAGCTTCTTAAAGTCCTTAAAGGGGACATCGAAGGCATGGGGAACAGCGTCAAGATAAAGGTGTTGACCTTTGGGGATGTTTCTCATAGCAAATACTCCAATCCCATGAATTGGTGACGGGGCAAGTCTAATCTTAACAATATCGTTTAAGAGGATAATGGCTTGCTCTATCTTCTCTTTCTGGTGCTTCTTGGTGGGTTTAAACTCCACGTAGGGGCTAATTGTTTTTTCTTTTTTATCTTTCTTTTTCATTTTACTTGGAAGTCTTTTTTATTATCAATAATCGTCATCACTTTTTTCCACTCGGTGTATTGCTCATAACTTGTAAATCCCAAATCTTTAATGAAGGCTTGTCGCTTCTTAAACTTATCCTGACATCGCTTACACTTCAGGTAAGCCTTAACGGTGGCGTGCTTGTGATCGGAGAAAATAGCATTGATTAGTTTCTTTTCTACCTTCTTAAAGGTCTTGGGGTCTTTTAAGTTATCTGGCAACCCTTTAAAGACAGGGTTTGGCTTTAACTTAGGGACAGTTTTTAAATCTAATTTGTTCACAATCCGATATTTTTCTTAATTGGCTTTTGTCTTTTGGCAACATGTGGACAACTTGCCCAGCCTTCACGGCAACATTGAGGAATTATCCACTTAATTGTTTTGGGCTTGATAGGTTTAACCTCATCTTCTCTTGGTTCTATTTTAACATTTTCCATACTAAATTTCCAACTAAACTGCTATGTTTTTACGCTCTCGTGGTTGCTGATAAACAATTATATCCGAAGTCTTGTTGTGTAAGGAAGCTATGGCATAAGTGGCGGCGTCCATCGCATGACTCCATAGGTGATTTGGTTCACCTTTAGGGTTGCCGTCCTTATCTTCAGCCCATGAGTAGTTTTCATAAGATTGCCAAACATTAACACTCTTCTTGGTAACGTAAATCTTCTTTTGGGAAGCCACCTTGATGCGAAACACTACACTATCCTTACCTTTTTCAGCTCCTTGAACTTGAATACCGTATTTTCTTTGCTCGGCAATACTTTTAGGTTCGGCACTATCAGCGGTGGTAATAGCTTGGCCGACCTTTTTGATCTCTCTCGCCAAGTATTCGTTAGTTAATTCTGTGCCATAGGCGACTTCGTCAATGATATAAGCCCCATTCCAGTAATAGATTGCTACCGCACAAGCTGGGTCAGGAAACCAACCAAAGTCTTCACCAAAGCGAACCAGTCGTGCTTCTTGAGGAACGACATCAATCTTTTGCCAACCAGTGAATATCTTACCCCTAACTTCTTCTGGGGAAAGACCTTCAATCACTTGCCAGTAATAAGCTGGGTTGGTGTCTTTGTATTCTTGGTAGCGTTCAATCGTATGCTTGTCTAGGTTGGGTTCGTTCTCTCGCCAACTACCTCCGATATAGATAGCGTCCTTAATCTCAGGCTTGATACTTGGAATATAAAATCCTTGTGCTTCGGTGTGTGGTGTTAAGTCAAACCACTTCCTTAATATCCAATGGTTCTTCGGTGGTGTGTTCAGGGTTAGAATAATCCGAATATCCCCTTTAATCGTTCTTAGGGTGTCGTCTAGGGTTCTAAACTCCGCTTCGCCAACTTCTTCCGCTTCTTCAATCCATATAAAGTTATAACCAGCCAGAGATTTAAGCCGAGCGGTTAATGAACCACTAGAAGCCCTAAAGCCATGAGAACGCAAACTATTCTGCCCTCTTTCAATAAACATATCGTTCTCGGTCATTCTAAAAGACTCGGCTATACCTTGCTCTCTGATCCTATCCATGATTTCACTCCAACAGGAAGCCCTGATGTTAGCGTGAGTAGCCCGCATAATTGCTCCACGAGTATATTCCTTACCTAGAAGACTAGAGACGGCAAGACGAGAAGCTGTGCCAGATCGTCCATTACCACGTCCGCCCATGACAATCGCATACCTAAACTTGTCCTTCCATAAAGGTAGGTGTGATTTGTGTATCTCAAAGTTTACTTTTTTATTCTCTAACATTTATTTCTACGCCAGTTACATTGATACTAGCGTCGAGTTCATGTTTTTGAGTAGCTTGACCGTGTAATCTATCCAACACATCTTTATAAAAACGATAATCCTTTTTAGCGTGCTTTAATCCCCCTTTGATTAATTCATTCTCGACATCTTCGGGAGTGATGCCTTCACTTTCAGCTAACTTAATTAAAGCCTCCTTGTAGATAGTCGAATAATTACGCTGACCTAAAGGGCGACCATTGGGATTAGGACATTCACCTGGTTTGAATAGGTTTTTCTTTACTTTTCCTGTTTTTGTTTTGTTTTCTTCCATTTTTATTTTAACTCCCCTTATTACCAGCTCTCAGGGTATTCTTGGATTGGTGGTGGTAAATTCTCCTCTAATAACTTTTCGTAGCAGTAACGGCACAAACAAATTCCGCCATCGCAGTAAAAAGGAAGTCGTCCTTTTTCATAATTGTCTTTACATCGATTGCATTTCATATAAAGAAATTTCAAATGAATCCTTTAGGCTCTCAACTTTAGTAACTTGTATCCTCATTGCGAACCTATCATCCTTAATTATACCTGATTTTGTCAAAATGTCCATTATTGGTTTGATAATGTTGTCGGCATCGCTCAATTTATTCTTACAATAGAAAATTATATCGACTTCAAACTCCCCATCAAACTTAATTCCGCCATCTCTAGGTAATAAACACAATAAATCCTTTTCGTATTGGAGATAATCCTTAGTCCGGAACCTTCGACCACCGCGCCACGCCTTATTAATTGACATCGGCTTTAGATCAATATTCATTCTCAGCATCTTTTGGCTTGTTTCCGCCTTACCGACTTTTCTCATTCTTTTTCATCAAAGCGTCAAAAACACTTTTATCTTCAACGTATAAAGGACACTCTTGACTATGGCCTTCTTCAAATTGGCAATTACATTTTGGTTTCTTTTTCATTTTAATTTTTTCTCTAATCTATTAAGTTTTACTCTAAAACCCCAACATTCTATTACTAGAAATAATATAACCACATTTTCGATAATTTCATAAATTTCATTCATAATTTCATATTTTATCCCCCAAAGATTATCGCTCTCCAAGGTCGTAGGATTGATTCCCTATAATTTTCATCCCAACCAAATCTTGCCCGCATTTCGGTATCTAGGTAATTACAAGGTAAGTCTGAATAAACTTTTAGATAACCGCAAGGGTGCATATAACCCATTGAACGAGAGCCACTTGATTGATTTGATGTTACTACTGGGGGAGTTAC